CGAAACGCACCGCTGTCCCGCGATTGAGCAGGGCGAGCTGTTCAACGTCGTGATGCTGCCGCGCGGATCGCAAGGTGCGCCGTGAGGTCAGGACTCGTCGTCGCCTTGAAGCTCGCGGAGTCGGGCAATGCTCGTGACCGTCGGCGGCTTCAGCGGATCAATGCCCTGCGCGCGTGCCATCTGCCGAATGGACTCGGCCGAGTAGCCGGTCTTCTTAACGATCGCAGATGGCCGCACGCCGGCCCGGATGGCTTCCGCGACAGCCTCGGCAAGTGCATCCCGCCTGGCCTTGAGTGTCTGTTCGGCACGCTTCACGGCCGTCGCTGCGGCGGCCACTGGCTGGAGCCTCGGATCGTCGGGGTCGGAGTGCGCCATGGGGCCATATTCGCACGTCGGATTGGTCGAAACCAGTTGCTGTATCGGACTGGTGGTTTTCTTCGCACACCTCATGTGGTCTACTGTAATCACCAAATGGTCTGTGGCAAAATAGATCAGAGGCGCCAGGTCGGCTTCGGTTCGACCTGAGTAGCACGACCCTTGCGCAGGCGGCCAGTGACCCGCTGATTCACCCCCATTCATTTCAACCAGCAAGGAGCACCACCCGTGGCCATCAGTCTGGGCCTGCGCTTCCAGATCCTCCGGCGCGACAACTTTGCCTGCTGGCGATGCGGGTCGCCCGCCCCCGGCGTTCCCCTGCGCATTCGGTTCGTCGTTCCGATCATCTTCGGTGGCGTCGAAAACCCGACGAACCTTGCCGCCATCTGCGACAACTGCGGCGGCATCGAGGTTGACCTCATCCCCGACGGGGCGTGCTGCTGATGGCACGTATCCGCTCGATCAAGCCGGAGTTCTTCACCTCCGAGACGCTCGCGCGCGTCCCCAAGTCGGCCCGGCTGACTTTCATCGGGCTGTGGACCTACGCCGACGACAACGGCGTCGGACTCGACAACTTCCGGCTGATCGCCGCCGCGCTGTACCCGCTCGAAGAGGACGTCGTGCAGACGCTGGCGGATGTCGCGGACGAGTTGCAGACGCTAGAGAAGGTCGGGGTCATCCAGCGCTACAGCGCGGCCGGCAAGCGGCTGTTCTTCGTCACCAGCTGGGACGAGCACCAGAAGATCTCGCACCCGGCAAAGCCGCGCTACTTCCGACCGATGCCCGGTCCTGGCAACCCGGCTGGACCGCATCCGTTCATCGCCGAAACGACCTCTCCGGAGAGCCTCCGGCAGTCCTCCGGAAACTCTCCGGAGACCCTCTCCGGGCCTGAAAACGGCACTAACTCAGACGGTTGTCTGAGTTCAAGCGGTGAATTTAACCGCGCCGGTGACGAATCAGGCTCAACAGTAGGTCAGACCGCATTCCGGAGAGCCTCCGGAGAGCCTCCGGAAACTCTCCGCCCTGAGCAGGGAGCAGGGAGCAGGGAGCAGGGAAAGGAGCAGGGAGCAAGGAATGCTCACGCGCCGGGCGGCGCGGAGCCCGAACCCCTGCCGCTCGCTTCGCTCGCTGAAGTTGAACCAGGCTTCGCCGACTTCTGGGCCCACTGGCCCCGCAAGTCCGACAAGGCGCCCGCCGAAAAGGCCTTCGCCAAGGCGATCAAGAAGGAACGCCCAGCGGTCATCGTCGAAGCCTGTCGCGCCTACGCCGAACGCTGCCGCGAGGTCCAGCAAGACCCGCAGTTCATTCCCCTCGCCGCGACCTGGCTCAACAAGGAGCGCTGGAACGACGACTTGGACGCCGCGATGCCACTTCGAGTGCCTCCCCAGCGCAACAGCAACCACGAGGGCTTCAAGAACCCCGACCCGTCCGAATACCACGGCACCTTCTAGGAGACGCCATGACCAGCGAAAACCCGAACGACAAGCCCAAGCTCGGCGTCCTTGCGGAAATCCTCGCCTCCCACGGCGTGGACCTTAACAAGATCCGCGCAGAAGCCGAGCCGTACACCGACCACACCATGACCCCGGCCGAGACCGCCGAGTGGAACCGGGAACGCGCCGGCCAGTACTTCCAGAAGCACACCCCCGCCATGTTCCGGCACGCCTACGCCACCCACCCCGCGGTCCTGGACTGGGTCGAGCGGTACCTCCTCGATCCCGCCGTCGCCGGATCGCTGGCGCTGCTCGGCACGACCGGCACCGGCAAGACGTACCAGGCCTACGGCGCACTGGCCGCCATCGGCAACTCTGGCCGGCCCCCGGTCGGCTGGGTCGCGCGGTCCGTCCCGGACCTGTTCGCGCGGCTGCGACCCTCCTCCGGCATCAACACCGACGCCGAGTACGAGGCGGTCGCCAACGCCAAGCTGCTGCTGCTCGACGACCTCGGCGCCGCCAACCAGACCGACTGGACCGAAGAGATCACCTTCCGGCTGATCGACCGCCGCTACGCCAACTGCCTGCCGACGATCATCACCACGAACCTGCCGCTGCCGAAGCTGCGCGGCATGCTCGGCGACCGCGTCTCCAGCCGCCTGCGGCAGATGTGCGCCATGGTCACCATCGAAGGCGACGACCGCCGGCGGGCCGCCTGATGGACACCCGCGACTGGATGGACGAGCAGCCCACAATCAACGCCGACCACGACGCCGAACGCGCCGTCCTCGGCGCAATGATGCTGGACAGCCGCTGCATCGGCGACGTTGCTGCGATCGCGCCGCCAGCAGCGTTCCAGCTGCCCGCGCACGAGCGCATCGCCGAGACGCTCATCGCCATGGACTCCGACGGACGGCCCACCGACCCCGTTTCCGTCCACGACGACTTTGTGCGCCGCGGACAGCACAACCGCATCGGCGGCGGCGCCTACCTGCACCGGGTCTACGCCGCCGCACCGCCGGTTGCGCAGGCCACCTACTACGCCGGCATCGTTCGCCGCTGGTACCAGAAACGACTGCTCGTCACCATCGGAACCCGCCTGACGCAGATGGGCGACGACCCCACCGTCGACCTCGACGACATCCCCGACCTGTACGCCGCCGCCATGAAGGAACTCGACACAGGGCTGACCGAAACCCCCAGCGTCGCCATCCCGAGCGCCGCCGAACAGTTCGAAACCACTGTCGACGGCATCGAACACCCCACCACGGCGCTCAAGGTCCCCACCGGCATCCACGACCTGGACGCGCTATGCGGCGGATGGGGCGCAGGGCAGTTCATCATCATCGCCGCACGCCCGGCCATCGGGAAGTCAACCCTCGCACTCGGCGCAGCCCGCGAAGCCTCCATGCGGCACGGCGTGACCACACTGCTGGCCAGCCTGGAAATGTCCTCCGACGAGAACATGCGGCGCATCATCTCCGCCGAAGCGAAGGTCGGGCTGCACCGGATCAACACCAACACCCTCGACGACAACGACTGGGCCCGGATCGCCGCACGGCAGGAACGCATCACCGGGGCGCCGCTGTTCATCGACGAAACACCCGCCATCACCTTTGGCCAGCTCCGCCACAACGCCCACGAGATCCGGCGCAGGCACGGACTCGGGCTGATCATCGTGGACTACTTGCAGATCATGGATACCGGCAAGGCCGAGAATCGGCAGGTCGAGGTGTCCGAACTCTCGAAGAGCATGAAGCGGCTCGCCAAGGAGTTCAAGGTCCCGGTCATCGCGTTGTCGCAGCTGAACCGCGGGCCCGAGGCGCGCACCGACAAGAAGCCGGTCATGTCTGACCTGCGTGAGTCGGGATCGCTGGAGCAGGACGCGGACATCGTGATCCTGATGCACCGCGAGGATGCCTACGACCGGGAGTCACCGCGGGCCGGCGAAGTGGACCTGATTGTCGCAAAGCACCGCGGCGGCCCTACGGCGACGATCACCTGCGCGTTCCAGGGCCACTACTCCCGTGTCGCCGACATGGCCAAGTCCGACGACGACTGGACTCCGCACGCCGCCATGCGCGACGCCGCCTGAACGCCAAGCGGCCGGGGCGCCGCAAACGCCCCGGCCATCCCCAACCCAACCACAACCCGAAAGGCACCCCATGAGCGGCGAGACCCTGATCACGATCTGCGGCAACGTCACTGACGACGTGGAACTGAAGTTCACCCCGTCCGGCGCGGCCGTCGCCAACTTCACCGTCGCATCCACACCTCGCACGTTCGATAAGAACTCGAACGCCTGGAAGGACGGCGAGGCGCTGTTCATGCGGTGCTCGCTGTGGCAGCAGCCTGCCGAGAATGCGGTGGAATCCCTGACCAAAGGCATGCGCGTCATCGTGACGGGCCGGCTGAAGCAGCGGTCCTACGAGAAGGACGGCCAGAAGCGCACGGTCGTGGAGCTCGACGTGGAGGAGATTGGCCCGTCGCTGAAGTACGCGACGGCGAAGGTCACCAAGGCCAACCGG